TTTCGTTATCCGATTGTCGCGCGCATGCGCTCCAAGGCCGCGCTCGCCGCCGCCCGGTTGGGCCGCAACGCCGCTGGCAGATGCCGATACCGCTGCGGATCACGCACTGACGCCGCAACGGCAAGGTTCGGGACCATGCGGTCAGCGAAACCCTTCGCCACGCACTCAGGCCCCGGCAGCCACGTTTCCGCGCTCATCATCTTGCGGATTTCATCGGCCGAACATTTCGTCCGCGCGGCGTAGACGTCGACCAGCGTGCCATCCACGGCATCCAGCAAATCAGCGGTCTTGCGCAGATCAGCGGAATTCCCCATCGCCAACGACCACGCATTGTGGATCATCACGAAAGCGCCCTCGGCAATCTCGATCTCATTCCCCGCCATGGCGATAAACGACGCGGCCGACGCGGCCAGGCCATCAATGCAGACGGTGACCTTGGCCGGATGCTGCTGCAACAACGTATAGATCGTCTTGCCGTCGAAAACGTCGCCGCCCTCGGAATTGATGCGGCATGTGATCTTCTTCACAGCGCCGAGCGCCTTCAGGTCTTTCTGAAACTGCTTGGCGGTTATCTCGGTGCCGTCGCTCATCCAACCTTGCCCGCCGATCGGGCCGTAGATGTAGATTTCGGCGGCATCGCCAGCGGCGCGGACCATGCGATAGCCGCTCGCGCGCGCGGCCGGCTTGCGCGACGGCAGGGGAACAATCGCCATAATGCGTCCTCAGTCCAGCGCCAGAACGCGCGTTACGATGCCGTCGATGATCAGTTCCCGCACAACGACGCGGCCAAGCGCGCTGGCGTCCAGGCGGGCGGGCGCGGGATCGCTGATCTGGATGGGTGTGCCGTCAGCGCCGGCATCCCCCTTGTCGCCCTTGTCACCTTTGATCGACTTGCCGTCAGCGCCAACCACGCGGCCGGCGTCATGCTCGGTGCCGTCTGTCATTGTCAGCAGCAGGTTGCCTGCGGACACGCGCGCAGAGGCGACACCGACCCCGGCATTTCCATCCTGGCCATCCAAGCCGTCCGCGCCTCTGTCGCCCTTGTCTCCAGGGACAACAACGAGACCAACGTCCTCGGTCGTGCTGTCGGAAAACGTCAGCAGCAGATGACCGTCACCGTTAACCTTCGCGGCAACAACCGACCGGCCAGCCGGACCGGGGATTGCCGGCGCGTCCTGGCCGGGATCGCCTGCTTCACCGCGAACGCGGCCAGCGTTCACAATACGCCCGTTGGAAAGCCGCATCAGCAAATTGCCATCGGCGTCGACCGAGGCATCTTCAATCGTATCGCCGTCGCGGCCATCATCACCACGAACGCGACCGGCGGGGATGACAGAACCATCGTCAAACGTGACGACAAGATCGCCCGCCACATTGACAACGAACGCCACAGGCGCGCGCCCAGGTGTTGGCGTGTCAGCCAACGCGGCAGCCACAGCGCGCGCCTCGGAAAGCGCGCGCTCGGCAACCAGGAATGCGCCTGTTGCTCGATCCATGGTCAGGCGGCTCCAAGCAACGATTGCACGCGCGCCGCGAATTCCGGGTCATCGCCAGTCGGAACAGAGCGCAGCGCCGCAATCTCTTTCGTCAGATCATCGATACGGGCTTGCATGGATGCGATCAGGGCTGGGTCAACATCACGGCCATCTCGGCCGTCCTGGCCACGCACCGCGCCCAGGTTCAACGTCCGGCCATCGGTCAGCGAGAGCAGCAGGCAACCAGAAGCATCCAACGCCGCCGTTGTTATGCCGGCGGCATCAACGCCGTCCTTGCCGTCCGCGCCATCCTCGCCCTTCGGGCCAACAACGCTTCCGGCATCAACAACAACACCGTCGCTGTATTCACAGCGCAGCACGCCGCTCTCAACTGAGACGCGAACAACGCCGCGCCCATCATTGCCGGATGCGCCGTCCGTCCCATTCTTACCGACCACCGGACCAAGCGCGTGATCCGTGCCGTCCGTGAACCGCGCGCGCAAAGCGCCGTCCTCAATCCACAGCCGCGACACTCCCCGGCCATCCTTGCCGTCAGTGCCGTCGCTACCGTCTTCGCCTTTCGGCCCCGGCTCCCGCGCCAGCGCCTGCAACTCAGCCTGTATCGTGTCGACGCGACCAAACAGCGCGCGGAACAGGTTATGGACGGACGCCCATGGCTTGCCGCCTCCAGCCCGCGCCAGCGCCATCACACGCGGCTCACGCTGCGGCATGGATTGTCTCCAGATCGCGGATACCAGCCATCGCGGCCATCTCCTCCGGGTCGTCCTCTGTTTCCGGCGGTTCCGGGTCTTGTTCCGGGTCCGGCCCAGGCTCCACGGCTTCCGGCATCTCGCCGATCTGTTCCAGCGTCGTGTATTGCGACTGCATAACGTACTTGTCCCCGCCGCACTCCTCGGGGAGCGGGTTCATATCCTCCAGGTCGCGGATATCATCGGCCGACAGCGCGCCGATCTCCCGCATGACCTTGTAATAGGTCGCGCGGGACGACGGATCGCCACGCATGAGCGCGTTCATGTTCATCTTCGTGAAGAAACCCTGGCGGTTTTGGCCAAACAGCTTGTAATTCGCCTCGTCCTCGAACCGCTTGACCCACGGGCCGACGCTATCAACGACAACCTCAATTACTTGCGACTCCACGTTGTTGTTAGTAGAGCGAAGTAAATGCGCAACCTTGTGCGGAGGAACGCCGAACCAGCGGCAGATTTCCTCCACGAGATACATATTCGTCTCAAGGAACTGGCCCTTGTTCGGCTCCATGCCGATGGCCTTGAATTCCATTCCGGCGTCGAGATACATCACCCGCTCGCCGCGCACACCGCGATACAGCCGCGCCATCTGCGACTTCAGCCGCGCCAGCCCTGTTTCCGAAAGCGGCTTCTTGCTCTCGATCACGCCGGCAACGTTCATGCCTTGCCCGAAGAAGCCGGCGCCGAACAGTTGCGCGGCGCGCGCCCAGCCGATGCTTTCTGCGGCATACTCAACCAGGTTGATGCCGATCACGCCCTCGCCGAAGCCCCGGACGTGGAACATATCGGCGTGGTCGATGTCGGACGGCGGCATGGCCGATCCGTTGTCGACGCGGAAAAACAGCGCGCCTTCCGGATCACGCATCGGTTGCACGCGAACCGGGTGGATCGGCCACAGCGCGATAGGGCGGCCCATCGTGTCGCGCTCGATCTCGGCATAGCCGTTGCCCCAGCGCAGCGCCCAATGGACAAGGCTCTCGCGGAACTGGAACGCCGACCATTCCGGGTTCGGTCTGGTGTTCAGCAGGTAGTCGACGGGGTGCTTGTCGGCGCGCTCGCTGCCGCGCTCACCCGGTCGCATCACGCGCCACGGCAAAACGGCGGTTGTCTGGCTGAGATAACGCAGGCACGCCCAGACGGTCGGGACCGTGATGCAATTGTCGGCCGTGATGACCACGCCGGCCAGCGTGCGGTTGCTGACGGGGATGCGGCGGTCGGCGGGTTGCTTCGGATCAGCGGCGCGACGCGCGGCGAAGATGGCGGACCAGATGGACATCACCACTCCTCCTCATCCGCCGCCGCCAAAGCCATGTCGTATCGTTCGCGCGCCGCCTGCCAACCTGGGTGATGCGGGTCGGCGAGTATCTGCCGGTCAGTCGCGCTGATCCGCGCGCCATCAACAGGCGTTTGCACGGCTGGAGCAGTCGATTGCAGGCCGAAAGAGGCGGCTTGCGCGTCCGAAAGCGTGTCGTAAATGCTCTGTCCGCCCTGCGGCTCAGGGTTGGTCGTCATGATGTCGACCGCGTTCATCGCGGCGGCCCACGGGTCTATCTTGGCATCGCCGGCATTCATCTTCGTCGCGCGGATGGCGGTCGCGGTCGGCTCGATCCGCACGTTGCCCACGCACCACGCCATCAGCGCCGATCCGGCATGCCGCATCTTTCCGCTGGCCAGCATCCGCTCCGCTGTCTTGATCGCGTTCATCAGGCGGTAGCCCTGGCCAACGCCGATCAGCAGGCCGTTGTCCTGCGTCACATCAATCGCCGCCATGGCGTCGACCAGTTCGCCCAGGCCGGCAGGATCAACCGCCACGGCGCCGAGAATGCCCTCATCCAGCACGCGCCGCGCCACGTCAACGATCTGCGTCACATCGTCCAGTTCATCGTCGACAATGGTCAGATCGCCGTCAGCGGCGAACTCTTGCAGGCGGCTGGCAATCGACTTGCGCCGCTCCAGCACGCCGACATGGCACCACGCATGCGACCAGAGCAGCCAGTCCTTCGTTGCGGCGTCACGACCCAGCACTGCCAGGCCGAACAGGTCATCCAACCCGCCGCCGTCAATGCCGATGACAACCACCTCGGAACGGGCCAACAGTGCGTCCAGGGTGATGGACGGATCGGCGCGGCGTTCCCAGTACCCGACCCCGGCCCATCCGTCAGAAAGCTGACCGATCCCAACTTCGATGTTCAAGTGCTGACTTGCCCACCGCCGAAGTTCGCCCTCTCCAGCAGCCACTGCCGCTTCATAGTCTGGAATAAGGCGATCTACCGAGATAGACAGGCCGTTGTTCGGCGTCACCATCCACCAGTTGGAATGGTCCCGCCAATCGACATTTTCAGGAAACTCATAGATGAGCGGCAAAAGCGGCAATGATATTTTGCCGTCACGGACGTTTCGCGCGCTGTGCAATCCCGATTTAAACACTCCGGTCGGGGGACGCTCCGATTGCGTGGTGATCGTAATCAGAAATGCCTCTGGGTTCGGAAGCATGCCACCCTTAATCTGCCCAAGCACCCTGTCTGCATCCGACGATTGCGACATGACGTGCAACTCATCGATCAGAACGCCGCTGGGCTTTGACCCTGTTACCGTCTTCGGATCAAAACTCTTGACTTTCAGGAAAGCACGAGTTTCCCGATAGATAATGCGCTTTATATGCTCCTGAATCTGGAATTTTGCATCGAGCACCGGGTCGGCTTGTATCATTCCAACCGCTTGGCGAAACGCCAAGTCGGCCACTTCCAATGACGGCGCGATTAAAAGAAACTCGGCGCGGGGCCTACGGTTCATTAACACCGCTGTCAGCATGATCGCGGCGCCCAGGGTGGTCTTATTTGACTTTTTCGGCACCATTGCGAAGAATTCGCGAACGTGCCGCTCATTCGTTCCGGGATCATATGACCCGAAGACCGCCCGGACCAAATCCCGCTGCCATGCGCCCGCCGCTTGCGCCATCGTTGGCTGACCGGGTACGTCGGGCAGCATCAGCCGATCGAATATCGCCTCGCCGCGCGCCGCCTCTTTCTCGATCAACGGCAGTTTAGGAAGCAGGCTGCGGCCAGATGTGATGCGTTCGCGCCAATCCGGAACCGCAGTGCTCCAATTCGTCATCGGTCTCCTAAAGTATTGTCAGACGCCTTGCGCCCTTGGCCCTGTTTTCGCCAGACCACATCGGCCGCAGGTTCGGCAGACCCCAGCACACTCGAAAGCCCGGATCGTCCACGGTGATCGCGCCGAACATCTTCACCGGAAGAATGTGGTCTATCTCGATCT